AATAGCTACCTGATGCAATTGTAGTATTACCTTCTGTGTGAGAGTAACTACCAGATGATATAGCATAATATCCTTCTGCGTGTGATCTAGAACCAAAAGCGGTTGTACTTTCACCCTCTGCGTGGGAATAATCTCCAATAGCTGTTGTTAATCCACCTTCGGCGTGAGAATAATCGCCAGATGATATTGTTAATCTACCTTCTGCGTGTGAATAGCTACCTGATGCAACAGTTTCTCTACCTTCTGCGTGTGAATAACTACCCGATGCAATTGTTGATAAACCTTCAGCATGCGATGCGTAACCATAGGCAACAGTTGATTCCCCTTCGGCGTGAGAATAGTCACCATGAGCTATAGATGTTTTACCTTCTGCGTGAGAATAATCGCCAGATGATATAGTTCCACTACCTTCTGTGTGTGAATAACTACCAGATGATATGGTATTAAGACCTTCTGCGTGTGAGTATTGACCAGATGCTGTAGTATTTTGACCTTCTGCGTGTGATGAATCTCCAATAGCTTGAGTACTTTCACCTTCTGCGTGAGAATATGAACCAGATGCAATTGTTGATAAACCTTCAGCGTGTGATCTAGTACCAAAAGCGGTTGTACTTTCACCTTCTGCATGTGAGTATGTACCAGATGCTGTAGTACCTTCACCTTCTGCGTGAGATGAATGACCGGATGCCGTTGTGCCAGTACCTTCAGCGTGTGAATAATCACCAGATGCGGTTGTACTAGAGCCTTCTGCGTGGGAATAATCGCCAGATGCAGTTGTGGTATCACCTTCTGCGTGTGAATATGAACCGGATGCCGTTGTAGTGTTACCTTCTGCGTGTGCCGCATATCCAGATGCTACGGTATTTTCACCTTCAGCATGAGAATAATCGCCAGATGCGGTTGGATTAGCACCTTCTGCGTGTGCCGCATATCCAGATGTTACGGCATTTTCACCTTCAGCATGAGAATAATTGCCAGATGCTAATGTACTTGCACCTTCTGCGTGAGAATAATCGCCAGATGCCGTTGTACTATCTCCTTCTGCGTGAGAATTCTGGCCAGATGCCGTTGTACCGTCACCTTCTGCGTGTGAATAGTTACCAGATGCAATTGTACCGTCACCTTCTGCGTGAGAATAATCGCCAGATGCTATTGTACCGGAACCTTCTGCGTGAGAATAAATACCTGATGCCGTTGTTGATAAACCTTCTGCGTGAGAATAATTTCCAGATGCTACTGTACTGTTACCTTCAGCGTGAGATGACTGACCAGATGCTGTAGTACCTTCACCTTCTGCGTGTGCCGAATATCCAGATGCCGTTGTAGTGTTACCTTCTGCGTGTGATGCTTCTCCAGATGCGGTTGTACTAGAGCCTTCTGCGTGAGAATAGCTACCTGATGCTATTGTTAATTGACCTTCAGCGTGTGAATAGCTACCAGATGATATGGTGTTATAACCTTCAGCGTGTGATCTAGAACCAAAAGCGGTTGTACTTTCACCCTCTGCGTGGGAATAATCACCAGATGCCGTTGTGATAGCACCTTCGGCGTGAGAATAATCGCCAGATGATATTGTTAATCTACCTTCGGCATGACTCCAAGCTCCACTCGCAGTTACAGCGAGACCATTTTCAAACCCACCATTTGCTCTAATGTTATGCAACGTTGTTGATCCGGAAACTATGGTAAATGCATTAGTTCCAACATTAACAGATGCTGTTACAGAACCAGTTGCAATCATTGACAAATTGAGACCAGTAATACCAGAAGCTGGAATATTGGTTAATCCACCACCATCACCAAAGAATGATCCAGAAAAAGATCCTGATAACGCAACGCCAGTTGCACCAGTTGTTGCTAATATGTTTCCTGTACCGTTAATTGCCTGTATACCTAGAGTACCATCAGCGGAGCCGGTTACTACTCCTGTTATCAAATTGTCTACTTGTAATGATGCTAAGTTTGCATCACTTCCGGAGACAATGACCTTTTTCCATTCTGCCATTTTACTATTCTTTCCGTTTAAATATAAATATATACTAGTTTATGTTTCATGAATCTAATCCAATAAAAAAAGAACCAGATGTGAAATAAATTCCACCGTTAGGTGCTGGACTATTTAATTCCATGCTTTGTGTTGCTACAATAACAACTCCACTTTCACTTACCGTTAATATGGTATTACCATTATTTTTGATTAAGAAAATATCATTTGCCGGATTTACTCGGGCTTCGGTACTACCGGATATTATATAAGATGAATTAGCTGCTGGGGCATATGATGCTGATACAGCCCATGATGCTGTTATATCATAAAGTAATCCAGGTTTTAATTGTCCTGGTTTAAACTGTCTACTCATTATGCCCATCTTCCATTAATAATAATTGCATCTGTTGCATCAATTGTGTATCCTAATATCGTTGTATCGAAAACTATGGTTTGCGTTGTTACGTCACTAGGTGTCCATGTATAGCATATTTTATCAATATACTGACCATTAATATAAACATCAAATTCATTCACATTAGCAATCGTTAACAATGTTGGGTTAATTGCTGCATATGCATTAACCGTAACAATTGTTGGATTAACATATGTAGCTAGTTGGTCTGTTAAATTTATCAAATAATTCATAAGTGATGGAACTATTTGAGTAGGAATATTATTAATTACAATTGTCCCAGCACGTGATGCTAATAATTGAACTGGTACTGTAGTTGTTTGAAAAATATTATCATTAACTACAATATCAAATGATACCTTTTTAATGGAATACATTTTTTTAATTGTTTCTAATCTCGTTTCGTGTGCTGATAACAAGGTTCCTAAAACTGTCAATGAATTTGTACATCTAACTAAACGATCTTCACCAATGGTATTAACCGTCTCAAAAGAAAATTCAGCCATTGATACCGGAAACTTGTTTCCTTCGTTGCCCCATGAGAATCTGTTAAATGGTAATATCTGATCAACCAACTCGTTCATCTGTGTTGTAAAATCACACCATAACATGATATCATACATGATAGTAACATATTTAGGAATATCTAGTACAAATAATTGTTCTGATGGTACTGTGTTATGAATTGGCATTGGAAACAATGTGTCTTCATAACGGTTTCTAGCATTATACTTTGATTTGCCTATAATATGATTGCCTGGTTGTTGTCTGTTAACATCTAATCCACGTGTTGTATCTCGTTCTACAATTGAATTACGTTTTAACATGATTACCGGTGATTGAAGCATTCCTTTTTCATCCCGCAAATAACCTAAACGACGCACATTATCCCATTTTTCTCCATTTGCAAAAATTACAGGTACTGCGTGTAATTGTCCTGCTACTGTTACTTGAGGTCGTATTTCGTTCTCAATATACCATTTAATTGCATAATCAATATCATATGCAGTTCGTTGTGGTGTTCTAATTACATCATCATCCCGTCTAGTTTGTTCTGCGCGGTTTAATATTTGATCATCAGTAATACCTTCCGTACGTGTTGGATACGGTTTATTAGTTTTACGATCAATATTTTGTCTGTTATAATTTGGCATTAGAATCCTTTATATGCAGGTGAATCATTATTTCCGCCTCTACGCAAATTTTTAATTCCTTGCGGAGTTTGTCTTGTTGCATGAGTATCAATTGTTATGGACACACTATATCCATGATCTGACCCATTTGGCCATGTTTCTGGATTTTTACCAGCAAAGTATTGATTAGCATCCACATTATCAACTTCATAATACTCAGCATCCCAAAATATAATATCGCCAACCTCCGGATAAAATGCAGCCCTTTCCAATATATCTCGAGAAACTCCAAATTGAGCTGTACGTGTATATGTATGACCATAATCATCCATTCCGGCAGTTTTACCTTCTTTAGTAATCAAACAAGGAATCAATATAGAATTGTAATATGATTTTGAATCTGATTCGCCGTAAATATTTGAATCGCTTTTCTCAACAATCAATTTAAAAAATTCAATTTCAGTATCAATAATTGCATTTAAAAGTTCACGATTGATTGATGCTAAAAATTTTGCATCTCTACGTCCTCCGAACAGTGCCATATTATTCCTCTCCTATCCAACATAAATTTTTAGTGGAACTTTTCCTAATAACTCTGACATTTGAGTTGCTTCCATGTTTTGACGAGTTAGCATTTGTTCTTTTGTCATTTTATCTAGAAATTCACGAAGTTGAGTAATTAATTCGCTTTTTTCTGTTTGTCCTTGTGATACCAATTCAGCACCATTCAATGTTACTTCTGCATTTGGAATTGGTATCGATGAATATTTACCACGAACAAATCCCAATGTTTCTTTTACTAAGGCACTACCGTATTTAATAATCCACGCACGGCCCATATCATTAATGCTACTGTATGTTTGATATGTGTATGGTATATTGGATGAGTCACTCACAACACCGTTTAGAAGGGCTGTATTACCAAATAAGAATGCTTGTGCATCTTTTTCTTCTGCAAACAAATATTCAATATATACTTTGTCATAATGCAATGATGACGCATTAGAACCAGTTCCTGAATTTGGTACAGGCCAAAACTTGATATCATCGCCATGTATCTCAAATGTGAAATGTGATTTACGTATTTGATCATTAAACTCAATCGATTGCAATCTCATTAAATCTGCATGGATTGGCATCATCATGAAACTAACCGATGGCGAGAATCCTCCAAAATTAAATTGATCTAATAAATTTTGAGAACCTAAACCAGTACCAACGAATGGATCGAAATAACGAACGATAGCCGGTGGAGGTCCATGAAGTACTCTTCGTATCTCAATTGAACTAGTATTAGATAGAGATGCACTCTCTAATGCCAATGATGCAGATACTGCAGCACGAATACTATATGTTTGTTGACCTGGATTTATATTAACAACCCCTTTTCTCCATTTAACATTTCCTCCGGAGTCTGCCTCTGTACCATATGCTTTGGATAATTTGGTAATATAATTAAGTGATGTTCCAACAGCTTTACCCGTAAAACTACCACCGCCTAAAAATGCAGATCCGGTTTGTACACCTAACGTGTTCATCAAGTTGTTAACAATATTAACTTGATTAACCTGATTTGAGTATTCAACAACTGCTGATTCAAATGCTGTATAGAAATTAATATCGATAAGTTCGACATCCATAATTGGATATCCTACCTGTTGTGATGCAAATACCGCAAAAGCATCTGCGTGTTGTTGAAATAATGGATCTGTGTCAAAGAATCCAAACGGCGTAGAACCAGTAGTAAATGATGAACTGCCGGGCCAAATTGGTCTATCTTCACTATAATCGGCCATTATTTTCTCCTTTTATATATAAATATTAATATTTTTCATTTAGCAAATTTAATATTTCTGCTAATGCTTCGTGACGATGATTATCTGTTAATACAATCTCATTCACATATTTCGAATGTTTTATTTTAGGGACTTCATGTACGGCAGAATCATTATTAAATTTTAAATCTACCTGATATCGGTCACCTGTTAATATCATTACGCTGCCTTTACCTAATCTAGATAAAACCATTTGTAATTGTTGTTTTGTTAAGTTTTGAAATTCATCAATTATACAAACTGAGTTTTCAAATGTTCTTCCTCTAAAATGTGCTAATGAAACTAACTCTATACTTTCATCTTTTTCCATTTTATCTAATAACTCTGGTTTATTATAAACCTTACGCATATTGCTTCGTATTGGCACTAACCACGGATCCATCTTTTCTATCAACGTACCTGGTAAAAAACCATTATCCTCATTTGAAACAGTTGGTCTAGTAATAATGATTTTATCTATTCGCCGTTTAAAAAACATATCCAATGCAATTTGAACTGCTAACAATGTTTTACCAGAACCAGCTTTTCCAATTATAAAATTGAATGGAGTCTGCATTACTAATTCTTTTGCTCGTTTTTGTTCTTCAGAAAGTGAAACTGAAAATTTAATATCATTCTTTGGTGGTGTTTTTTCTTTGTTTAAAAGTGCTGCTGCCATATATTATAACTTTATTATTTTTACATTAATTTTACTAGTGTGGATTCTCTTAACGATATATCTCGTACCGTTTCAATTTTACCCATACATAATCTTCGGATTGCATGAAATGTTTCTCGTGGCGGGTATGGTGTTAAAACTTTAATTTTAATTAATTCTTTATCTGGTCCTAAATCTTGTTCGATATGAACCATTAACACTAATCTAATTGCTCGCATACGATCTAACACATCTATAAGACGACCGTCATATCGTATTTCAGCAAACATTTCATATTTTGTTCTTGGTGCTGCCATATATTATTTTCTTTTTATATAAATATCAATTTAATCTGTTCTCGTGAATTAGTCATCTACGAATTCTCTCATTTCTT